TGCTTTTAGCCGAGTTTCTGCTATCGAGTCAATCATACCACGCTTTAACGCCTCGCCCGCAAGTAGGGTTGCCCCTTGTCCGAACTCGGCGTTTACTTTCTCCATTGTCGCGCCCCGCCCTTCGGCGATTGCGTCGACAAAAATTTCGTGCATAGCGTCCAGCTCTTCGCGCACCATGGCTTGCCCTTCCTCGGTCGTTACGTCCGGGCGTTTCTTCGGCGCGTTGGTGCTGGCGATACTGATTTCCGTCGGGTCGTTCATAAACGTAGCCACGACGCCGACGCTACCGACCCGTACGGCCCGGTTCGCGGCGACAATCTCGTCGGCCTGGCTGGCGATAGCGTAGGCGGCGGAGGCGCCCAGGCCGGACACGACGGCCCGTACTGGTTTCTTCGTGGCCTGGATAGCTGCCAGCGTATCGAAGAGCCCGTCGAAGTGCCCGCCCGGCGAATCAATCGCGAGCGTAATGTCCTGGACGTTCGGGTCGTTGTCCGCTTCGGCGAGCGCCGAGATAATCTCGGGGTACGTTACGTTACCGCCGCCGAAGAGCATAGCCATAAACGAGGGGCGCTTCGTGATAACGCCACTAATCGAAATCTCGGCGCTATTGCCCGCCAGGGTCATAACCCGGGAGACGCCCGACTCTTCGGCCGCGTACCGGCTCGCCTCGAACTCCTGTTGCTGCTCAATCGTCGGAACGACGCCGGCTTTTTGTGCCTGCTCGATAGCCTGCCGGACGGCTGCCTCTAATAGCCACATAGTTATAGTTCCCCTGGTTCTGGGAGCGCCTTCGGGGCTATCTCCCATTGTTTAAAGTATGCGTACCAGTCGGCCGGGTCCGCCGAGTTATTCTCGAACTCTAACAGAACAACCGTACCGGGCGGTATAACTCGTACAGCCGACGAAGAGTTAAGGCCGCTACCCTGGCCTGGATTCGAGCCCGGGCCCGACTGCCCCCATAGCGGGATTTCCGAGAATGCGTCGGCCGGGTCTGCCGTTACGCCGGTGAGTACCTCGAAGGTCGCCTCGTACCACTCGAACTCGAACTCTAACCCGCGAATCGTAAAAAACGCCTGCAGGGGTAGCGGTACCCGGTCGTATAGGTTCTGTAAGTCTACGTTAGCGGTCATTGCTGGCGCCCTCTTCTACGAGCTGGACGACGGCCTCGCTTGCCTCTTCGAGTGCGCTGATAGCCTCGTCCGCGTTCTGTTCGCCGAACTCTCGTTTAAACTCCGCGAGGGGTCGAGCCGCTTCGACTTTAAGCTCGTTCTCGCGCTTAAGCCGTTTAATGTTCTTCGAGAACTTGGTGCCGGTCGTAATGCGGGCCTCGCGCGCGTTCGTACTCCAACCTTCGTCTACGAGTAGCTTCGAGCCCTTCGCCTGTTTGAGCATATCGGTAGACGGCTTAATCGAGCCGTACCAGTCTACGCAAACCCACGCGCCGAACTGGTCCCAGCGTTGCGGGTTGCGCCATGCTTCCAGCATCCCGGGCGCCTGGATCTTTTGGAGAAGCGCCTCGCTTAACAGCCAGTCGATGTAAATAGGGGTACAGAATGTCTCTCCCCAGTCGGACCATACGCGATTAAGGTAAATTTTAAACTCGTTAATCGCGGCCTGGCTGGCGGAGTAATTGTTCGAGAACGCTAACCGGAGGATTTCCGGCGGGACCTCGTTCGCCCACGCGACGGCCTGGATAATGGCCTCTTCAAACGTACCGAAGTTTACGTCGGTCCCCTGGCTATGGAAGCCCTGGGGCTTCTCGCCGTGCTGTAGCTCTTCCATAACGACGCCGGGGATCTGGTTCGCTATGTTAAAGCTCCGTTTCTTACCGTCCTGGTCGGCGACCGTGGCCTTATCGCGGCGTACCGCGCCCGCCTGTACGGGGAGCGTCCCGGGCTTGTCCTCGGTCTTCTCGATAAACATAGCCAGGATCGAGTTAACCACGGCCTTACGCTGGGCGCTATCGCGGTACCGGTCGATTTCCTTAAGCGACTGCATAACGATAGCTAAGAGCGGCTGGCCTCGTACGTCGTCGAGGCGCCGGTCGGTACCGTAAACGAGCCACGAAATACGGCGGCCCGACTTCTCGCCGAACGCCGGTATACGCTTCGCGCTTCCGTCGTCCTGGCGGATCCAGTGGGCGGCTACCCGGCCCTGGGTATCGAACTCGACGCCGTGCCGGATAACGTGGCCCTGGCGTATGTTTACCTGGTCGCCTAACGGGGTCTGTACCTTGCCGCCGCTAACGAGCTGAATCATGGGAAGGCGCGTACGTTGCGACTGTCGCATTACGACCAGGACGTCGCCCTCGACGAGCGCCTCGGTACGGGCGATACGCTGGATAGCGCCGAAGGTCGACTTATGTTTCCAGTAGCATAGCTCCGGCGTCTTGCCCCATATCCCGAACCGGTTTTCGACGGTCTCCGACCAGTCGTTAAGCTCGTCCTCCCCGAGCCCGATAATTTCCTCGTCGGGCGCGGCCTCGGGCGTTAATCCGGTGTTAATCTCGTTCGTAACGAGGCGGCGGATAAGGCCACGGGCGTAGAGGTTTTCGTTAAAGAGCTGGGCGGAGCGCTGTCGTAGCGTCCAGTAATCAATATGTTGAATCTGGGTGGGGCCGAAGCCACCGGCGAACTTGCCGCCGTCGTATATCGAGGACTGCCACGGAGAAAAACCGGTCTGGCCTGCATAGGCGAACGGGTCCAGGTCGTCGACCGCGCGGATATTGTCGTCGGCCTGCGAACTGTGCGTTACGTTCCATACCGCGTTAACGGCGCGCTGTAGAATGCTGGGTTTTCCTACCATGCCGGCCCCACTATGACGGCGCCGCCGTTCTGGCGAGCCTGTAGAGTTACGAGTCGATTATATAGGCCGTCGAGCGCGTTGTTTAGCGTCGACAATTCCAGGCGCGTTACGGTCTGGCGGCTCTGCCCGGTGTCGAGCGTGTACGACTGGACGCCGCCGGAGGTAAGCGCCGTAATGGCGTCCTCGTACGCGATAATTTGCGCCTTCGTCGCGTCGATCCTGCCTTGTAAAAATTCCGCGTCCATAAAAAACCGGGCCTGGGCCTTGAGAAATTAGGATTTTAGTAGCTTACAGTATACCGCTCTACTCTTCGTAGTAAAGTTTTTCGCCCTCGATATAGTCCCAGAACGTCGGCCAGTCAATCGTATCTAGCTCGAAATACTGGATACAGATAGACCACGCCAGGATTTCTACCGCGGCATGGCCGTAGCCGAGTAGGTCCCATAACTCGTTAGCGGCGTTACCCGGGCGGTGCCAGTAGTACGTAACCTGGCCTTTCTCGTCCTGGCGCTCGCGCCGGCTCTCGACCGTTAGCTCTTTGAGCTGCTTATCCGAGATATCGACCGGGGCGTTAAAGTGGTATGGCTTTTGTTCGCCGGCGTCCTCGGTCCATTCCCGGCGGAGTACGGGCGCGAGCCGGTCCTTATAGTGGTCTACCAGGATCCGGTAGCCGACCGTACCCGACTGGGTCTTAAACTCGGCGAACTCTTTAATACTCTGGTTCTTCCCGGGGCGGTCGCGCCCCAGAATCGGATAGACCCCGGTAGCGTAATCGCTGCAGAAAGTCGATACCGTGTCGTTCGCGTACCCGGCGTCGATCAGCGTTAACGCGATTCGGTACCGCTTCCCGTCGTCCGCTGTATAGACGGTTTCCTCGATAAGATCACGGAGTCGGCCCCATACCGGCGAGCTTAACTCGCTGCAGTCGTCCGCCTCGAACCGCCAATAATCGACCAGGTAGCAACGGGCGTCACGCGCCCATCCCATAACCGAGACCGCCAGGTTATTTTTATGTACGTCTACCTGGCAAGTCAGGAACAGGACCGGCGAGCCGGAGTTCTTCGCGGCGTACTCGTTCGGGATCTGCCCCAGGCGGTAGACCGCGCGCCGGTGAGCCGACACGCTCGTAAACCGGATTTTCGACCCGAGTATCTCGAACGGCTCGGCGAGAATGTTGTTATAAAAAACCTGGTACCGGCCGATATCCCGGACCTTACGCTCGACCGGGTCGAAGCCGGAGAGATACGCCGAGACGCATTTATACCAGGGTTGCATACCGATAGGCGAGTACATGGCCGGAAGGTGGTAGGACCGGATACCGGGCTCGATAGGCCGCGCGGTCGGGTGCCAGTGCGCGCCGTGGTCTTCCGAGAAGAGGCGCTCTTTATCGTGTTCGTAATGCGGTTCGCCGCAATTCTGGCAACAATACCGGACCGATTCCAGAACGAGTACGCCGTCCTGGGTCTCCCATTGGAAGCCGCCGACGACGCCGGTCTCCTTGTCGATCGACTCCCAGCGTAGCGCCTGGGGGAAGCCACACGCTTTACACAAAACGCGGTAGACGCGCTGGTCGCCCCGGCGGAACTGGGCCTCGATTTTCGAGGACCCCTTGATTAGCGGAGTAGAGCCACGGAATATCTTACGCCGCTCCCAGTAGCCCGAGCATCGGTCGTCACTTAACGAGTCTGGGTCGCCGTCCTTACCGACGCGGTCGGGCCATGCGTCGATTTCATCCTTAAGCATTACGGCGATAGAGTACGACCGCATTTTGTCGGCGTTACGCGCGCCGAACGGTACCAGGTAGCCGCCGCCCTCAAACTGTAAATGGTTCGCGGTCTTGCCCGTCTTGCGCGAGTTCCCCTCGTCGCTGCTCCGGATAATATGGGCCATGCCGGAATGCTGCAGCATCGGGAGAAAGTTATTCTCTATCCGCGCGGTCGCGAGTTCCTTGTCGGCGGTCAGGTACATGATGGGGAGCGTTTTAACGTGGCCCATGAAATACAGGGCC